CAATTAGAGATGATGTGAATGCCGAGAGTTAGTTTTTGTATCCCCACTCATGATGGCAATGCAAGATGTCAAAATTATTTGTTTGATATTTTCCATGCTCTTTCACAGCAAACCAATAAAGATTTCAATGTATGGGTATCAGACCATAGTGAATCTGATAAAATTATCAATGCTTGTACAGAGTATGCTGATCTATTTGAGATCATGTACGTACCAAATGATAAGAAGAAAGGTAATATATCTGCTAACACAAATAATGCATTACAGAATGCTGATGGTGAAATCCTAAAGGTTCTATTTTCAGATGACTTCATTCTCACTAACAGTTTAGTGGAGGAACTAAACAAAGCGTTTACTGATGATGTCAAGTGGGCAGTCACAGGATATGCTCACACAGTAGACGATGGTGGTACTCATTACAATCCAAAAGTTCCATACTATAATGACAAGTTATTGGAGGGTGTAAACACTTTGAGTTCACCTTCTATCCTTGCATTGAAGAGAGGGATCGACATGTATTTTGATGAAGATTTGACCATGTTGATGGACTGTGATATGTATTTTAGACTGTATAAATATCATGGAGACCCAGTGATACTAAAGGATTATCACATCTCAAACAGAGAACATAAATCTCAAACACAGAGAACTTATGAACACCTCCTACCAAAGGAGATTGAATACTTGAAAGAAAAACATTCATCATGACTATAGGATTCAACCATTTAGGAAGACATGGAAGACTGGGTAACCAGATGTTCCAGTATGCAGGACTACGAGGTATCGCAGCACATAAAGGATATGACTTTGCTATCCCTCCTAGTGACTTCAATGATGAGTGGAATGACCATCAATTATTTGAGGCATTCAAACTCACAGGTCTTACAAATATAAATTCTATTCCCGGACCATATGTGCAGGAAGCACATTTTCATTTTGATCAAAACTTATTTGACAATATGCCGGACGGACATAACGTGTATGCATATCTTCAGAGTACAAAATATTTTGAGCACATAGAAGAGGAGATAAGAGAAGACTTTGAGTTCAAGAATGACATACATTCACCATGTAAAGAGATGATGTCAACCTTGGACAAACCTATAGCGTTGCATGTTCGTAGGGGTGACTATATACAGAACAGCGATAATCATCCACCTTGTCCTAAAGAATATTATGACACTGCACTGTCAAAGTTTGATAACAATCGTACAGTGGTTGTTTTTTCTGATGATCCTAAATGGTGTAGCACTGAGTTCCCTGATGACAGGTTCCTTATCTCAGAAGGTGGTGACAATCTTGCAGACCTGTGCATGATGACTATGTGTTCTGATTTTATCATCGCTAATTCATCATTCTCTTGGTGGGGATCTTACTTATCACGTAACCCTGACAAGAGAATCATTGCACCAAAGAAGTGGTTTGGTATAGGGTACACCAAAAACCATAACACATCTGACTTATACTGTAAAAACTGGGAGGTATTATGACTCAAGAAAATGAAAAGGAAACACCTCAAATAGGTGATCAACTTCAAATGAATGAAGACTTTAGCAAGGTTGAATTACCTGTCTGCACATATCTAATTCCATTGAGGATTGAAAGTGCTGATAGGATGAGAAATATAATAACCACTGTGTGTTATTTGCTAAGAAATATAAATGCACCGGTCATAATAAAGGAGTTTGATAAAGAATCTATATTTGAGAGTGCTGTGTTGCCACAGTTGAAGATAGCATGTAATGAAGAGGAGTTGTCAAAACTAACTCATGTATTTGAACAAACTGATGAGTTTATATTTCATAGAACAAGACTAATAAATGACATGGTGATGATGGCAGAGACACCTTACGTCTGCAATCATGATTGTGATATTATGTTACCTTCACAAACTCACTTCTATGCAAATACATTTTTGAAGAATGGATATGTTCCACCCGGTTCACCAGAGGGTACTATACCAGAAGAGGTAAAGTGTGTATATCCTTATGGGTATGGTGAGTATCAATTACGAACCTTTGCAGATGATGAGACAGTCAGTAAGTTTATAAATTCTAATTTCAATTTTCATGCTTTCGATGGTAAAGTGAAACAACACGATGCTAAGTTTGGTTTCGCTCAGTTTTTTGATAGAGAAGAATATATTAGACTAGGTATGGAGAATGAAAAGTTCATATCATATGGATATGAAGATGATGAAAGGTTCCATAGATTCAATACTTGTTCTAAAGTTATAAGAATCAATGATTACATATACCACCTTGAGCATGAAAGAACACAGAATTCATGGTTCACAAACCCACATATAGAAGACAATCGAAAAGAGTGGGAGAAGTTGAAATTCTATGGTAAGAAAGCATTGGAAAAATATTATGACAACATTGATTATATGAAGGTGAGACGTGGACAAGAACAAAAGTAAATCAAAGTTAGATGGTTTCCCACCAGTCTTATGGTTGAACCTTGATCGATATCAAGATAGGCAGAAGTATATGGTTGACCATTTAGAGTATTGGGGTGTCGAAGATCATACTCGTATAGTAGGGATAGATGGTAAGGAAGATGATCCATCTTCATATCTAAAAGGAAGAGTGCCTGATAATATGAATCCCGGTGAGATAGGATGTGTTCTTACTCACTTGAGTGCACTCAAATATTTTGTAAATCAAACCACACATAATGAAGTAATCATTATGGAGGATGATATTGATTTGTCACCAGTCAAACACTGGACATTTACATGGAGAGAAATAAGGAAAAACTTACCAATCAATACTGACACCTGTCAATTTACAATCATAAATCCAAATGGCATACATCTAAAATTACATCATAGATTCATCAATGATTTCTCTGCTGCATGCTACCTCATAACTAGACATCATGCTGAGAAAGTGCTAAGATGTCATCAAAGAGGTGATCTATGGAAGATAGATCAGAACATCAGACCTAGAGCAGTGTCCGAAGATTTGATTTTAGATAGTGGTAAGGCTTATGCTCTTCCAATACTAAACTATAGACTTGACATGGGTTCTGCAATACATGAAGAACACATTGACATCTTCCACAAAGATAGTAAGAAAGGATTAGAAGAATTTTGGTCATCAAGTGGTCAAGATATTCAACTCCAACAACTCATGGAATTAGATGAATACGTTGGTCGTATTCCACCTTCTGTTTACCAACAACAACAAACATAATGACTGATTTACCTAACACACCGGCACAACCTCTACCACCTCAACATATAGAACTTATAACACAGGTAGAACATCAGATGAAATTTAATGATGGTATCGGTGTCATTGAAAACTTTATGTCAAGAGAATTTTGTGACATTTTAATTCAGTCATTTGAATACTATAATGAAACCAAGTATGTCAAAAAAGATCTTATGGGTGGACACTTTGAGCATCATGCAACAAATGATGGCAGTAAGCAATTCAAACAGGGTGCTATGGGTAGAAAGGATGAGCAATTATATCTTGAAGTAGCAGATACATGTATGGCAGCACGGTGCACAGAGGTAGTTGGTGGAGGGTTTGAACATTATGCAAATGAATATAAAGGTATCATAGACAGTTCTGATCCTGTAGCATCATGGACTTGTAAACTACAGAAAACACAAGCGGGAGGAGGATATCATGTTTGGCACTGTGAAGATGGTTCATTTATATACAGAGACAGAGTATTGACATGGATGATTTATCTAAATGATATACCAGTAGAGAATGGTGGTGCAACTGATTTCTTACATCAGAAATGTTCCTTCCAACCAACAGCAGGAACAATAGTTTTTTGGCCAGCAACTTATACTCATATGCATCGTGGATCATTCTTGACAGGTGACATTCCAAAGTACATCGCTACTGGATGGTTCCTAAGAGAACCCGGAAATGTAACCACCAGAATTATTCAAGAGAAGGCAGGAGTTGTACCACCACAACCAGAAAAATTGAACGGATGATAATATTCACCGCTAACATTAATGCTTACGACAACATCCCCGATCATTTTTATGATGGGGATGTCAAGTATGTGATGTTCTATGATAAACCCATAGAACAAAAAGGTCCTTGGGAATTTATAAAATTAGATTGTAAGTATGATGATCCAATACTAAATGCATATCACACGAGATGTATGTCCCATTTGTTTTTTGATGAACCTCATGTGTGGATTGATGGATGTTATACTATGACAGAGCAGTTTGTAAAGAACTCAAAAGAATTTTTAGAAAAGAATGAGATAACACAGATGAATCACCCTGCTAAGAGAACTTTGCTAGGAGAAGTATTGAAGCAGTATCGTGTCGGATTTGTACCAGAGGAGAGATTGTATAGATGGTGTGAAAAGGTTGCTGCATCTGGATTCAAAGCATCATACTTCGACCACACGATAAACTGTTGCATATGGAGACACAACACAAAAAGGATAAGAGAATGGAATGAATATTATTGGGGGTATCATTTTGTAGATGGGGAATTCTGTCATCATATAGGACAAGCAACAGCAGGCATAGCAGAGTATCTTGTTTTTGGTAAAGATAGAATACCAAGAGTGCCAGTACAAGTTGACCTATCACAATCAACTAGAGTAAAAACCTATGGAGAGTCTTATGATTTTGCTATCAATGAAAACGAAACTGAATTCAAAAAGAAGGCACGTAGGATTCTAAGAGCAGCATTATGATAATATATTCTTGCATCACTGATGGGTATGATCAGATTTCTGATCACTATTATGATCCAGAAGTAAAGTATGTTATGTTCTATAGAGGAGAAGTTGAAAAGAAAGGACCATGGGAGTTTATAGGGTTAGATTTTGATATAGAATGTCCAAGAAGACTGTCAGCATACCCTAAAATTAATCCACATAAGTTTTTTGATGAGGGTGAGGATACTGTCTGGATAGATGGTTGTTATAAGATGACAAAGGAGTTTGTTGAGATAGCGAAGACAAAGTTTCCATTCACCATACTGAGGCATCCTAATCACTTTTCTTTTTATGATGAAATGTTAGAGGGATTTGAATGTTCTTTCTTTGGATTTGATCAGGGTATAAAACTCACAGAAATATTATATGAAGATGGATATGACTTTAGAAAATATAGAAGTCCATTAGGAACTATATTATACAGAACAATCAATGACACTGCTAGAACCTTTGGTGATTCATGGTGGCATTACTTTGAGATAGGTGTCAATAGAGATCAAATCTCTTTGGACGCTGCACTACAACTCAACAAGTTACAACCTGAGATTGTAGAGAATCGAGATGAGTGTGGTGTTCCACTGGGTTATTATAATAAGGTAGGACGTAGGGGCAAGCACCCACAAAGAGGAGAACTTGATCAGTGGAAGTATAGAAGTGAGTTTATAAATGCTATGAGATCATACGTTGGTATGTCAAGAATCTATATAAAACATAAGCACGATTTCATGCGAAGCATTCAGTGATAATATACACATGTATTACAAATAATTATTGTAAGTTACCGGAGAGTATGCCTGATGGTCATGAGTACTATTGTTTTGGTGAGGCAGAAGCAGTGGGACCATGGAAGGTGATGCCCGGAAAAGATTGTGGTGATCCAATAAGGTCATCAAGATTTTATAAGATCAACTGTCCTTTCAATGAGAGTGTGTATGTTGACGCTACTAAATTACATTTACTCAAAGAACCTTTCTTCAAGATAAGTCAAGAAATATTATCTACCTATAATGATAAGATGTTTTGTTTACAGCATCCACACAAACACTCTTATCTAAATGAGATGATGGAATATTATAACAACGGATGGTGGAGTAAGAATCAGATCATGAATTACACAGCATTACTCATTGATTTAGATTTTGATTTCAAGAGATTCTTTTCACCACTATGCACTGTCTTATGGAGAAAGGATCGTAAAGAGTTCAATGAGATGTGGTGGACATGGTATGAGAAGGGTGGTGTCAGAGATCAGATGGCATATGCTACAGCACTACAGGCATTGAAAATGAATTTTAGATATGATGATGCCACCACATTTCTAAACAATTTTACTGATGCAGGATACGAAGGTAAGTGGTGGAAAACAAGACAAGGTGATTATACTTTATTCAAAGCAGATGATAAGGAAAAGGTGCTAGAGTTACTCTGTAGTATGACAGGACTGTCTTCTTTCAGATACAAACCATGCTGTAGAAGGCGAACTAAATAATAAAAAATTGTTATGCTATCAGTGCATCAGCATTGGGATCCACTCAAGACTTGTGTTGTGGGTCAATGTTACCCACCTGAGTACTTCAACTATATTCAAAATCAAAAAGTAAGAGGTGTCTTCCATCGCATAGCAGAGGAGACTGAAGAGGACTATCAGAAACTTATATCACTACTAGAAAAATTTGATGTAAATGTAATAAGAACTGACATTACAGATAACCCAGAGGACTATCGTAAATCTGATGGAAGTATGAAGTCACCGCCCATGGTTCCTAGAGATTATACTGCGATGATCGGGTCTAAGTTTTTCTTGCCCGGAAAAAACTTTGGGAAAAATATTGATGTCGAATGGGAACTCAAATCGATAATGAATACAAGTTCATTGCAGATGAATAATATGTCAGATTTTCATAAAGAGTTATTGAATTATGTTTATGATCTTACATTTCCCGGAAGACCTGTGTCAAATACCACTCAAGCGATGCTCCTAAAAACTTTAGGGGATTTGAAGCATGGTAGTGTGAAAAATATATTACATGCAATAGACATTGATGATCTCAAGAATGTAATATTTCAAGGATACACAAACACAATAGGAAAGACATCCAAATATGTTCATGATGATAAAACATATCC